TTGGTGAATTTTTTCGTCAATATTCTTAACAATTACGTCAAAGTTATCCATTACTCACCTGTCGTTGGTTCTGTTGGAGGGGTTTTGTTCTTTGCTTCGTGCAGTTTAAACAATGACTCTCTGTTTAAACGATCTTTGGAGGAGGCCATTTCGTAGCCTAAGCGATGACCGCTAAGGTTGGCTTTGTCCTGCTCTGCCTCGGATTTTTGAGCCAAAGCCGCCTTTTCGTGGGCAATTTTGACTCCAAGCTTGTGACCTTCCAGATTGGTGTGTGTTTCCAATTTGGCCTCTTCGACCTGCAATTGAGCCTGTTTGAGGGCTGTATCTGCTTGGTCTTTGGCTGTTTTGCGCTTGATTTCTTCTGCTTTGAGTTGCAATTCCTGCATCTGCATTTGGATGATGGGGTCTTGCTGTTGTTGAGCAACTTGCTCTTGAGCGGCTTCTGCTTGGTTCTTTTGAAGCAGTTGTTGGCTGGCTTGCGCCACCAAACGAGCAATCTGAATCTCGTATTCCTGTGGCAATTCGTCATCATCCTCAGACAAATATGGCAACGGTGCGCCAACTTGCTGTTCGATCTCTTGACGATACTGATAAGCAAAATGCTCTGCAATGTGAGCTTGTATGCTGGAAGATATTTGTTGTGCCGCTGGGCTTTGCCCAATTATTGCCGCCGTTTTGGGGTCTTGCAGGAAATTCATGTGGGAGGCAATATGCGCCTCATGATCCTGATAGATAAAAGCTTTGAGCGGCTTTGCCATCATTGCATTCATGTTCTCGCTTAATGGATCACGAGGTTTCTGATCATCTTCCAAGGGAATAAGCTTTTGAGCGTTCCTGATGCCCAGCACATCCAGCATTTGACGATGAAGCTGAGGCATATTGTAGATTCCGGGGGCATTTTGAGCCAACTGGAGTACCGCCTGATATTGCACAATCTTCTGAGCCATTGTGGCGGCATTGGGATCGCTGACAGGGATGACATCACAGCAGTCATAGTCTGACTTTTTGGCGCTACGGCTACCCTCTTCTGGCTCGTAGTCGTACTCTTCCTCGGTGTAATCCCTAATGATGTCTCTTAACAACACCAATTCTTGCTTCATGGAGTAGTGGATACGAGCTTGAACGGCAGACATCACCTTCAAAGTTCTTTCCAACAGCGCCAGTGTGGAGCCAACTGGGGCATTGGCAGACATATCCGCCACGTTTAAATCGCCTGAACCAGCGGCTCTGCGGCCTTCTTCCACGATATTTGCAAGCAGTGCCATCAGAACTTGGCTTGGCTCTTTGTATGGAAGTGGCAAAAGATTGTCTTTGAGTGTGCCTGATGCAACGTCTGCATCTCGCCATTCTCCGGGGGAAATCGGGGTGTCATCGCCTTTGACTCTCATGCCCTTGGTCTTGAACCCTCCGGGGAGATTTGCCAAAGTTCCAGCGTCTACCAACTGACGAATCAGTGATGTGCCTGACTTTGCAAATGCGCCAATCAGATGGATTAGGCCGAAGTAATAGAAGCCAAACCCGGGGACGTATCCATAATGGACGAAGTGATTTCGTTTTTGTTTGGTTTCATCTTCTGGTCGCCAGTTGCGGCGCACAGCCAGCACGGTTGTTGTTTCTTTGTCGATGGTAACGATGTAGGGCAGAGCAATGCCTGTTGGCTCTCCGTCTTCATCGCAGTCCTCAAACCCAGCGATGTCGAGGTCAACGTGTACTTCATAAATCTTGTACCTCTCATCTGTAGTCGCCTTGAAGCCCATTTTCTCAGCAATCTTTTTCTCCACCTCATCAAGGCTGGTGCTTGGCTCACCAAGCTCTTCGTCAATGTAAAAACCATCATGCACTAGACGAGCAAGTTCGTTCTTTGTTTTACGCATCACATGGGTGACACGAGGAGAGTTTTGTAGTGAAGATGCGCCGTAGGGGACAATGATGTCTTCGGCTGGTACAAATATAGATGTCTGACGATTAAGTGTTGGGTCGAAGTAGACCTTCTTAAATGCATTACCTGACAGACCCAAGCCCCAAATCATTCGTTCATGCTCAGGGCGAAACTCTGTCATCACATCGGTCAACTCATAGTTCATGTCATCTTGAACACGAGTGGCGGCTTCTTTTTTCTGTGGCGTTTCTTTGCCAATGATCTGGGTCTTGACTGGCCCTGCGGCGGGGAAAGTTGCCATGATTGTTTCTGCTTGGAACTTGACCAGCGCCTCTGAGAGCAGGGGGTGGTAGACACCACAAGCGCCCTCCCAAGGTTCTGACCGCTCTTCGATTTTCATGCCGAGGAGTTCAAGCCCATCGACATAGGTCTGCATCCAGTCTTTACGAGCGCCTATGTCATCTTCAATGTCGCCAATCAAATCATTGGCAATGGTTGAGAGTTCCTTGGGATCAATATGTTCTGCAAGGTTTTCGTCAAAGCCAATCTCTGGAGACATCACATCTTCAATTGAAGAGTCTTCGTCCTCGCCAATGATTTCAATTTCAATTTCAACCGTAGGCACTTCTTCTATGATGGCAAGTCCTGCTGGCGCTTGGTATAAACTTTTTTCAATCATGGGGTTCCTCAGTAGTAGGCCGCTTTTCGTTTGCGGGGGACAAAGTCTTCTTCATCATCCGTGTTTAAACGGAGAAAGCCGCCCTGTCGGAACCTTAACAGCGCCTGACTGGTTGAGTCAACTAAGTCGTCATGCTCACCATTTGGGAAGGAAGCACACTCCTCCATGACCTCTTCAGCCCAGCGCCTGTCTGGACACCAGACAAAGCCAGACGCAAATATGTCAGATATTGCGTTTACACGGGCTATCTTATCATTGCCTTTGCTTGGTGTGTACTCTTGAAGCGGTATTCCTGTGCGGCGCATTTCATAGATCAGCGGGGCTCCTGCCGCCTTCTTTTCGATCAGTAAAGTGTCAGGCTCCCATTCGTTGTACATCTCAAAGGCTTTGGCTTTTAGCTCAGGAAACTCCAAGCGGTCTTTGAATGCATCCAGCAAGATGATGTTTGGTTGGGCATTGCCTTTTTCATCGGGATGTCTGAACACTCCCCATGTGGTGCAAGCTGAATAGTCAGCCCTGTTGTGCTTCTCGAACGCTGTATCCCAGCTTTGGATGGTGTATTCGCACTCTGGTGGGTGATCTTTGTCCCAAATTCTCCACATTTCCCGCTTGATGAGCGCACCGCCCTCGGATGTTGGGTTTTGTTGGTACTGAGCCTCCCATTTGGATACTGGAATCTCAGATTTGATGGCTTCAAGCTCTTCTTGTGACCAGAATTCAGGCCAAAGTGGTGTGCCAGATGGCATTAATGCAGGAAATTCAATGGTTTCCCACTCATCCCCATCCCTTTTGACCGAGTTTGACACTACCTGACCCGTCAAATCCCGCTTTGACCAGCGAGTCATCACAATGATGATGGCTCCCCCCGGCTGTAAACGCTGGCGAGGGCCTGAGCTGTACCACTCATAGACCCTGTCATACACCTTTGGGTCACCCTGCATGGCTTCCTGCTCGGAGTGGGGATCATCAATGATGAGAACGTCAGCGCCTTTACCCGTCACTGCACCGCCTACACCGATAGCGAAGTAGTCACCGCCCTTGTTTGTGTTCCAGCGTCCTGCGGCCTTGCTGTCCGTGGATAACTTTGTGGGGAAGATGCGCTGGTAGGGGGCTGTATTGACCAAGTTCCTGACCTTACGACCAAATCCCACTGACAATTCAGCGGTGTGGGCAGTCTGGATAATCTTTTTGTGTGGGTACTTACCCAGAAACCATGACGGAAACAGAAAAGATGCGAACTCTGACTTGGTATGCCTAGGCGGCATATTGATGATGAGCCTCTTTAACTTGCCATTGGCAACCCGCTCAAAGGCATCTGCCATGATTTTGTGGTGTCGCCCTGCGATAAATGAAGGCCACATATCTTCTACAAAGGGAATGAAGTGTTCCTTGCATTGTTCTCTACGATCAGCTTCCATCAGAAGCTTGATCTTTGGGATCATTTCATGCTCAGGCGGCAGTGTCTCCAACATCTGGAGGTACTGCTCCATCTCCTCTGTAGTCAGAAGACTCATAGCTTGACGATGTCGTTGACCACTTTATTGGTCAATTTAATGGTTCGCATCTTCTTGGGCTGTGTCTCAATGGCTCCCATCTTTTCCAGTCTGCGGATGTATCGAAAGATGTTGGACTTGCTCTTCATACCAAGACCAATGGCAATCTCTCGGTAGGATGGCGTGATCTTGCGTATTTGCTGGCAAGCCACGATGAAGTCGTAGACCAGCTTGGTTTTCTTTTCCATGCGAACCCCTATGCGAACATATGTACGAACGGAATATAGCACGTTTAAACACGATTAAGAACGATCAAGAAAACCCGAAGGGTTGCAGTCCTATGCATATGGATACTGCTATGTATAGTTTTTAGGAAAATCTATATAGGTTATTGGTAGTCGAGGCGCTCATCTCCCAAAACTTTTGGTAGGCACTTCCTACCCCCATTCGGCTTGCAGTTGTACACCGAACTTGCGAACGATACTGCTTTTTCAAAATATATAGGGGGTGGGGGTTTGGTAATACAAAAGTTAAGGGGGGTGTTTTCTGGGATTGGTTGTGTGGATTTGAGTGTAGTGTAAGGACAGTCGATGCCGCCGAGAAAAGGGGGGTGGGAGTGGGTGGGGTTGCTCCTAGCGCACACGCCTCTAGCCGCCTAGCGCACGAGTGGAGAGCATCGTTTACACGCCATGCACAGGCACACGCTACGCCGCACACACGCCTCATGCATACGCATACACGCCTCGCATACACGCCTTGCACATAGCGCTACAGAGCCACTCCCAATTAGTTATCTCCCCTCAGTGCTTGGCTGATGGCAGTGTGACGTTGAGCATCGATGCCATCTTTGCCTTGAGTTCACCTTTGAGCTTTTCTACATCAAGATCGTTCTCATCCTTGTCAGCAGTGTCATTGAACATACCAATGCTCTTGCCCATCATCTCCAATGCTCTGAGCTTGTCACTCACTCGCTCAGTGTTCTTGGCGTGTTCAAAGAGTTCCTGCATGATGAATCGCCTCGTAGCCAACTCGTCATTGATGACCATCTCTCGTTTAGCTTGGAAGACTGGTTCAAGTAGTAAAGTAATTCTTCCGTCATTCAGCAGTCTGTTCGCATTAGCCATAACGGTGGCATTGGTGCTATTCGAGCAGTCATACACTTTCCTGTACGCCTCTGCTGGACTGAGTCCATCCGCAATGGCAGAGGCGAACAATTTCATCTTGGTAGTTGTCTTTCTATTCTCGATGACTTCATCTTCATTGGGCTTATGACCGAATGGCTTTCCATCGCCTCTCT